TCAATGAACTGCTGATGCCATCTGATTAATGAATAGATAACCAGACTCTTTCCCGATGAAGTGGGAGATAACAATAAAGCTCTTTCTGTTTTTGCACAATGTAAGAACGATGCAATCTGATAATCTCTAGGCTCGATTGGTTTCTTCTTACAATGCAAATTAAGTGAGTCAAAAAACTCTTTAATGCCTTCTACATCCAATCCAGAAAGTTTTTTAGCTTGTATTATATCTGTTTGTATTCTGTAGGAATGTTTTTCAGCCCATTCTTGCAGGTAAGGGTATAACCCAAGATACATTTGTCCTGTTTGTATATTAAACAATCGTATTTTTCCATCCCAAAGTTTCGCTCTAACCTTCGGGTGAAACTGTGAGTTAGGAACTTTAAACGCAAAGAACTCATTCAGTTCATAAGCAATATGTCTCTCACATGAAATCTGCAAGTATGTTTCATTTAACTTACCTACTACAATCATCCTATCTCTCCGTTGAGAAAACGCTTCCACTTTATAGCATTACCAACACTAAAGGAATGACCCACAATAGTCTTAACTATATCTGTTAATAAATTAAGTTTTTCTTCTTGTGCTTTTACTTTTAAATGAGCTGTATTTAAATCTGTATCTGCATCAAGAAACTTATCAACATCTGCTTTTAATATGTTTAAATTAAAAGGTGTTTTTACATATACTTCTGGGTCAGACTTTCCTGTGTAATATAACCATTTGTCACGTTTTAAAACTTTATATTCTGTTTTAAAATATTCCAATGCAAGTTTTTCATCATATATTAATTGGAGATATTTTGCGTGCAATTCTGGTATAGAAAGAGAAGAGGTATCCATATGACTCTCTTCTTTCAAGAAAGCAGTATCCTTTTCAATCATTATTTTTATATCATTAATTTTCATACACTAAGTATAACAAAAAATTATGTAATATACAAGGAAAAGTTTAGTTGATTTTTTCAATAGAGAATGAGCCTACATAGGCAAATGTAGCATCAACTACAATAGGCTCGAGTGAAGTAGCGGCTACATCAAGCTCAATACTCCCCAATGAGACATCTTTAAATGTAACGCTATAATTTGGATTGGACTTATTAGTTTCTAATATAAGATTCATATCAGATTTAAATGTTTCATTTGTATTTGATCTCAAAGCACTATCTTTTAAATTAAACTGAACATTATCATCTGGAAATCCTAATGAAATTAGCCAATTATATACTTCTAAATAATTAGATAAATCTTCATTAACATAAAAATTCATAGTCATTTGTTCAAATACAAGTGTATCACCTTCAGTTGGAGCATCAGAAAAAGGTGTAGATTGTGTTAATATACCTAAACTAATCGCAGGTATATTAACTCTCTGACAAAAAAAGTTTACATTCGGCAATCTTGTAAAGTTTGTCTGAAATGATACAACATTCAGCTGATTTATTTCATTTGGTGTTAGTGTCATTGTATTATTCTTTATTTAGTATTATAAATATATTTATAATACTTTTATTATTGATATGAGGTAAAAATGGAAAAATATATTCGTGTTTATAAAAATGCAGTCTCAGACGATTTTTGTGATAAAATTGTATCAAAATTTGAGAAAAATAGCTCTCAAATGGAAATTATAGAAAATCAATCTCGCCCAAATTTTCAGCAGATAAATCTCCACCAACATGACGAATGGAAAAATTTCTGCTCTACTCTCCAGATAACATTCAAAAAATACATAACACAATATAAAGAAGACTGTGGAATAACAGAATTCCATTGGCCAGAACAATATGGCTTTGAACAGTTTCGTATGAAAAGATATTTAGCTAATAATACAGACGAATTTGCTTATCATGTTGATGTTCAAAATTATGCTAGTGCTAGACGTTTTCTTGTATTCTTTTTATATTGTGATGATAATAAAGCTGGACAAACAATATTTAATGATATGAATATTAATATATCATGTACTAAAGCTAGTCTATTGATGTTTCCACCTTTATGGACTTACTTACATTCAGGCTCAATACCAATAGATAAACCTAAGTATATTATTGGTTCTTATTTACATTACATATAACTAATAGTTATTTGAACCAACCCACATAAGAATAATAACACATCAGAAACAGCAATACAAGGAAGAAGTTAAGAATATTTAAAACCTCTTCTATTCAGTTGTGTTCTATTATATAGGTGTTCTTTTTCAATGTCCATCTTAGATTGACCGTGATACTCTACTGCAAGGTTTTCTTCAATCATTGTTTGATTTAGGTTGACTTTATTGACTATAAGTTCACCTAAAATACGTCCAAACTTGCCCTTTTTATCTAAATGAGTTCTGAGTATAATCCAAGTACCCTTTGGGCAATAGTCGTTTAAAAACTGTTTAGAAAGATTTCCATAATATTTTTCTTCTAAATCTCTTGTTCTTGATTCTGGGCAATCGATACCATAGAGCCGTATCGTTTGGTTAGAAAGAAACAGAGAAAACCCCAAGTCTATATCACACTTTATTGTATCACCATCAATAACCTTCGTTACCTTTGCTTTGTATTCGTGCATTTTGATTCCCCATTTGTGATATACTCATTTTTCTTTTACTTTCCTCTGTGCGTTTACCACTAGCTCTTGTATTACCTATCCCTGCTTTACCTATATTCTTTTTAGTTTCCTCTGTATGCTTCTTGCCATAGAAATGGTTGTTTTTACCTTTCCTTGATTCACTCATTTTCTTTTTAGTAGCTTCGGAAAGTTTTCTACCTTTTAGTTTTTCACTCAATTTTCTTTTATGTTCTTCTGATTTTGGTTTATCTTTATGAGCTCTTATCTGTGCTTGTTTGATTGCTTCAGCACAATCTATCTGTCCTGATAATGTCAACCAAGCAACTTCGTCCTGCCACCTACCGTGTTCCTCAAATAGTTTTCTGTGAGCTTCGGCGTGTTCGGGTATCGACAACTCTACTATGTTGCTTGGGTCATCGCTGCCACCTGCGTGTCTTGGTATTATGTGATGTTTGTGAGTATAAATAGTTTTAGACATGATTATCTCCTTTCAAGATAATTGTGTTTAGGTGTATAGGAAAGATTGCCGTCTTTCCTGTATACCACTATTTATAATACTTTTGTCTTCCATAACATAAAAACTCCAAAAAAAAAAGAGGGACAGGGAAAATCCCCATCCCTCTAAATTTAAACAAAACCAAAATTACATCAAGTTTGCAACTGCAACTTTTCTGTAATACTGATTCTCATTAGCTGTCATGGTTTCGCCACCTGAACCTACAAATGGGTTTTTAACCATTCCATATCTCGTTTTGAAGCCAATCTTGGGCTGGAATGTTTGCTCGCCCATAGCCCGTACCATCTGCAATGGAACATAAGGACAATAGAAAAGTCCAGCATCATAAGGAGAAGACCCCTTATAACCAAGACAATAGAATTGACCAGTTGCCAATGAGTAGTAAGGATCAACGAAAACTTTCATACCATTCATTGTACCAGCAAAAGTTGACATTGTATCGTCAACATTCAATGCATGTCCAGATTCCAACATACCTGCCATTGACAATGCAGAAGCAACGTCAGCGGAACAGATCATAAAGTTTGCTTTACCTCGGCGAGTCTGATGACCAACTTCATTACGGTCACGCTCGATTTGGAACATCAAACCTTTGAACTTCTCAACAGACCATCGACCATTTGAATCAGTATCCAAATCGAATGTTCCTGCTGTAGTTACATTAGCTTGTGCGCCAGGTTTAGCAACAGTAAGAATTGTACGAATAACTTCTCGGTTAATCTCTTGCAAGATTTCCGTTGAAAGGATATTTGCCAATTCTGTCTCAGCATCCAAACCATGAACTGCTTTCAAGTCCTGTGCCAACTCCGTAGAGTATTCAGCTTTCAGTGCTCGAGATTTTGCAGTTACGGAAGTTTTGTCGATAGAGAAAGCCATCTCGCCAAAAGTTCCACCAGCTCCGAGGTCTTCAGCAGAAGCTGTAGACATACCAATACCATTCGTCCATGTACCAGCGAAAGGATT